AAAGGACGAAAACTATTTCAAAATAGCAGAACAGCGAATAAATGCACGGACGCTATTTTCTTAAACTTGTGCATAACGATTTGCAGATTGGCGTTGTTGCCTCACAAATGTTTAATTGAAATACTAAATTTAAAATTATGCAAAAAGTTGAATTAGAAAACATAAGCAATAACGCCAATGTGCTGTTATGTGCCGTTATGGATAGAAACGAGATTACCAATAAACTTAATCAAGTCAACGGATGCCCATTTAATTATATTTTGGTATTAGGAAACGAGATAGTTTATATAGGATATAGTAGCAGCCTTTGTATGAGATTACACCAGCATAAATACTATAAAGATTTTGATAGGATAATTGTTATTGAAATGACAGATAAAAAGGCTGCGAGATTAATGGAGAGAACTTTAATTAAGCAATATAAACCAAAATATAATTATCAGTATTTACGCTAATGGCACATAACGTTTTGCGTATATGAGAAGTGGCACTTGTATAACGCTTGAATTTGACCACAAAATTCCTGTGCCATTGCTTATACACGCTGTTAGGTGCAGGTTTTATTAACGGAATTGAATATGAAAAACAGAAATTTAGATCATAAAGATGATTGGGCAACACCACCAGACGTGTATGCCAAATTGAACGAGGAATTTGATTTTACTTTTGACCCTTGCCCGTATCAACACGATATTGAAAAGTGGGATGGGTTGGAAGTAGAATGGGGTGAGCGAAATTTTATCAATCCACCTTATAGCAGAAAACTAAAAGAGGCATTTGTACGCAAGGCAATATCTGAAAGTAAAAAGGGAAAACTATGCGTAATGCTACTACCTGTAAGTACAAGCACAAAGCTATTTCACAAAGAGATATTGCCGAACCAAAAGGAAATAAGGTTCTTTGAAGGGCGGATAAAATTTTGCGGTGTAAATACATTTGGTGAATTTGTTACGGGCAAGGCTGGAATGCACGACTCTATGTTGGTGGTGTTTGACGGTCGATCTTAAACTTGCACCTAACGTATCAAGTGTATGAGTAGTAGCGGATAGAATAAATAAAACTTTGAATATATGACAAACGATAATAAAGAGCAAAAAGTAACGAATAGCAATAAAACCGCTATTACTTATACACATTGTTATAAGCCGTTATTTGAGCGTGGGGAGTTTTGGAATGAGGACTGTAAAGAAACCATAAACAGACTTGATGATAATAGCGTGGATTTAGTGTTCACTTCGCCACCTTACTACAATGCAAGAGAATATAGCCAATATAGTAGTGTAGCGGATTATATGCACGAAATGGAGCAAGTTTTTTTAGGAATTGAACGAATATTAAAACCAAGCCGAATGTGTGTAATAAATATTAGCCCTGTGTTGGTTGAGCGTGAAAAGCGTAGTGAGCAAAGTTACAGGATACCACTACCATTTTATTTTGTACCGATGATGGAAAAAATTGGCTTTGAGTTTTTGGAAGATATTATTTGGAAAAAACCCGATGGAGCAGCAGCAAACAGAAACGGTGGATTTTATAGACATAGGAAACCTGTTGCATACAAACCAAATATAGTAACTGAATATGTGCTTGTGTTTAAGAAAAAAGCCAATTTTTTAATAGACAAAGTTTTACAAAATAATAGTTTGGTTGGTGATGGTTACGAAAGGACTAATGTTTGGGAAATACAACCTGAAACTAAAAGTTGGCATTCAGCACCATTTCCTAAAAAACTTGCGGAAAATGTAATCAGATACTATTCTTATGAAAACGAAACTGTATTCGATTGTTTTGCTGGAAGTGGAACTACTGGTAAAGTAGCTGAAACACTAAATAGAAAGTGGATAATGAGTGAATTAAACACTAAAATTTTCAACGAAGCTGTGGAGCGTTGGCAAATATGATAAATTTGTTATCTAATGAAAAGATAGTTTCTGATAGTATTCAAGTCACAGATGAAGAAAGCATATTAGATTATTTAAAAGACAAAGAAGAGATATGCTTAGATACAGAAACAGAAGGTCTAGTGCCTTTTAATGATAAGCTATTATTATTAACATTAGGAGATAGTGATAATCAATTTGTAATAGATATAGAAACAAAAAAAGAAAACTGTAAATATATATTAAGCAATTTACAAGACAAGTTATTTATAATGCATAATGCAAAATTTGATTATATATTTATAAAATATCACTTAGGCATATCATTAAACAATTTATATTGTACATATATAGCAAGTCAAGTAAATTATAACGGATTTAATATAAAACATAACTTAAAAGATTTATTATTTAGGCATTTCAACATAATTTTGGATAAGACTGAAAGAGAAACATTTGTAAGAAACAATTTATTAAATGAATCTCAAATAATTTATGCAGCTAATGATATAAAATATTTAGAAAAGCTGAAAAATAGACAAGAAGAAATGTCTTTAAAGTTGAATTTAACAGAAACTATAAGATTAGAAATGGAGTTAATACCATACTTAGGAGATATGGAATTAACAGGATTATTAGTAGATAAGGATAAATGGAATAAATATATAGAAATAAATAAAAATAATTTAAAAGAAATAAGCGATAAGATTAAAGATGAATTGTATAAATTACAAAGAAACTTTAAGATTATAGATAAAAATACAATAAATTCGAAGCATGATATAAATCAATTAGAATTATTCTCAGATGAAGATCATGATAGAAATTTAGTGAACAAAGTGTATATATCTTCTTCTAATCAAATGTTAAAAATATTAAACAAGTTAGGAGTTTATATAGAATCCACGAAAAGTGAGTTGTTACAAAAATTTATATTAGATAATCCACAACATAAAACAAAGGATTTGATTGAGTTATTATTAAAATACAGGAAATATAGTAAATTCGTATCTACATATGGTGATTCATTTTTAAATAGTATAAATAAAACAACAAAAAGGTTACACAGCAACATATCGCAATGTAGCACAGATACAGGAAGAATATCTTCAAAAAGTTATAGTAAAAATGAAGGAGTAAATTTACAAAATATACCAGCAGATAATGACTTAAGACATTGTTTTATATCAAGACAAGGTTATAAAATAATAACTATAGATTATTCTCAACAAGAAATAACTTTAGCTGCATCGCAATCACAAGATCCATTATTATTAGCAGCATGTAATAATAATATAGATTTACATACAGAGTTAGCTACAATAAGTTACAGGATAATAACCAAAGATCCAAATTTTGTAATAAATAAAGAAATAAGAACAAAACATAAAAGAGTAGTTTTTGGATTATTTTATGGAGCAGGAGCAAAAAGAATAAGTGAAGTTCTTAATATAGATAATAAAACTGCTTTAGAAGTATATAGTGCTTTAATGGAGAAATTAAGTGAATTTAATAAATATCAAGAAAATATAAAGAAAGCATTAAAAGAAGATTACATAGTAAGAGATCATTCTTATACAAATAGAATGAAATTTTTCCATCAATTACTAAATAAAGAAATGGAATTATATGAAGCTGAGAAACAAGCTTGTAATTTTCCAATTCAATCTTCAGGAGCAAGTATGATAAAGAAAGCTATCATAGAATGCGGAAAATATATAAAAAATAATAACTTAGATTGTCGCATATTATTTACTGTACATGATGAGCTATTATTTGAAAGCAAAGAAGAAATAGCTAATGATGTAGCCAATGATTTAAAAAATATTATGGAAAAAGTTGGATTATTATTTTTAAATAATGTAGCAATAAAAGCAAGTGTTACGATAGATGAATTCTGGACAAAGTAAGAAAAAATAAAATAAATTTAAAATGTGGAATATACAAAATAAGATCATTAAAGCTAAAGAAGTAGCAGATAGATATCCAGACAATTTTTATTGTGTTGATATCACTGATAAAATAAGATTACAAGGATGCTTAGAAAATTTCCCAAAAAGATTCGTAATAGAATTAATTAAAAAAGAAAATTTTAAGCTTGAGATAGATGATAACAATTTTATAGTATTAAAAAAAGTAGAAGATGATATACCTTTAGAAATTGTTTTAACTTAAAAAAATAAAATCATGAAAGAGTTATTTGATGAATTAGAAGAAGCTATTGCTATAGATTATAATAAAGCATTATATAGCTGTGAACAGATAGTAGATTCACTAAGTTTAGAATATACATTATCATATGTAAACGGATCGTTATTTCCATCAAGGATTGATGAGGATTATTCATCCTCTTCTATTTTAAACAACAAATTAAGAGTTAAATTTAATAACATGTTAGATGATTGGTTTAAACTAACTAATAAAGATTTTTTAGAATTTAAAAAATTCTATAAAATATTGCTAACAGACCATGCATGTTATTATTTATCAACAAAAAGTTATGAATTATATGTTGGAAACGATGAAGCAGACTTGTTTATAGAAAAAGTTTCAGCAGATATTATTTCAACTGAAGATAAAATAAATATAATGAGAAATTTTGAAAATGTATTATTGGAATTTAAAAATGATGTAATTATAAAGTACAAGATTAAAATTTAACACAGTAATTTAATTAAAAATTTTATGAATTTATGAAAAATTCGGTATGTTATATATCAAAAATTAGAGAAATAAAATCTATTGAGAATGCAGATAATATAGAATTAGCCTTAGTAGAAGGTTGGCAATGTATAATTAAAAAAGGTGAGTTTAAAAAGAATGATAACGTTATCTTAATAACTGAAGGTGCTATTATACCAGAAGATTTAGCACAATCTTTTGGTATAAAGAAATATTTACATAAAGATAATACTGTGCACGTTATAAAGTTAAAAGGTATATATTCAGAATGTCTAATATTACCTATAGATTTAATTAAAGATAAAATAAAAGATATTGATTACAGGAAAGATTTAAGTGATATTTTGAATATATATAAACCAAAACAAGAAAAAATTATTCCAGACAAAAAGTTTTTAGAAAATAATGAAAATTTTAGAATTTATTACGGTATACCAAATTTTAAAGATGTACCAAATATATTTTATAAAGGAGAATCTTTACAAATAACTAGAAAAATTCATGGAACAAATGCAAGATTTGGTATAGTAAGAAAAAATAAAATAAGTTTAAAAGATTTATTTAGATATTATATTAAAAAAGATAAATGGGCATTTTTTGAGTATATGATAGGATCACATAAAAAGATTTTAGATTTAAAATCAAATTCTAAAAATAATAATGTATATGTAGAAATATCTAAAAGATTGAAAATTGAAAAGAAATTATTTGAATACGTAAAATATAATGAAGATCCAGACAAGCTAGTAAACTTCATTATATACGGTGAGATATACGGAAAAGGCATACAAAACAATTATACGTATTCTTTAAAAACTACAAATTTATTTTGTTTTGATATAATGATAAATGATAGCTATATCAAACCAAATAAAGCAAAAGAAATAGTTAAAAAGCTTAATTTAGAATATATTCCTGTTTTAGAAGATGACCATATATATACAAATATGGATGTTATTTTTGATAAATATATTAAAGATGCTTATTTTAAAAATACAAGAATACCACATGAAGGTGTAGTGATTAAAAGTTTAGATTCCGTATTACCAAAATATGTTAAAATCAAAAATCCAGAATTTTTAATTTACACAAAAAATCACAATGTAAGTGATTATTCTTAAGTTATTATTTACATTAAATAAACTCATAAAATGGATAAAAGAGATATAATAATAAGTGAGGCAGTAGAGTCTCTTATAAAGAATAATGGAGGAACAGTTGTATTATCTACAGGTACAGGTAAAACAAAAATGGTTCTAGATTTCATATTAAGAGATAGTAGAAATACAGAAGGTGAAGTTTATAATGTAGTTCTAGTAGGTTCACGTGTTTTATTAGAAGAAGTATGGAAACAAGAATTAAAGAAGTGGGGATTTAAGAATAAATATGGGTTCATATATGAACATAAAGATACACCAAAACCTATAAAATTTGAATTTAAAACTTCACAATTAATTTATAAATATGAAAATCCATTACCAGAAAAATATAATTTATTAGTTGTAGATGAAATACATAGTGTAGTAACTAAAGAATACTCGAACATATTTAACATAGTAAAATATGACAAAGTAATAGGATTAACTGGTACTCCTTTTGGAAAAGATGAAGAAGAAAAACTAGAATTATATAATAGATATTGTCCAATAATATTTACTTATACAAATAGTTCAAAAGATGGTATAATAAATAAAAGGCAATATTTTATTATAGAGCATGTACTAGATAATGATCATAAATTTTTAGTGCAGTTTAAGACGGGAAAATTTTATAAAGGAGAGCTAGATTTATATACTTATTATGATTCAAAATCTCAAGAATATAAAAAGAAACTAATAGATTTAGTAGAAATAGAAAGAAATACTAATCCATTTTATAAAATATATGATATAAAGAAAGAATTAAAAGAAGATATTTGGGAGATAGCTGTTACATGGGGTTGGAAAAAACAAGGTACTAAAGAACAAAATGCAATAGCTTATAATTATTTAAGAACAGTACAAGCCAGAAAAAATCTATTATTATTATCTAATACAAGAGCTGATGTAGCATTACAAATAAAGAATAAAATCAGAGAGAAAGATCATGAAGCCAGAATAGTTTTATTTTCAGAGCTTAATGATCAGTTGGAAAAGATAACAGATAATAGAATATATAGTAAAAATAATAGAGACACCAACACGTACAATTTAAAAAGATTTAATTCTAATGAAGTTAAAGAAATAGGTGGTTGTAATTCATTAAATACCAGTGCAAATTTAAAAAATACAAAATATGGTATTCTTGAAAGTTATGTTGGATCTACTATAAATACACGTCAGCGTTTTGGAAGATTAGATAGATTATCTCCAGATGATATTGCATATGCATTTATAATTAAAACAAAGAATACACAGATGGAGAAATGGTTTAGAGATGCTATGAAAGATATTGATTTATCTAGAGCAGAAGTAATAAATATAAACGAATTATAAAAATTACAAAAAATGATAATAGAAATAGATATTGATATAGTAAAAAAGAGTAAACTTCAAATAAGAGAATTCATTCTTTTAAAATTATTAAATGAATTAGAATTCAATGTAGTGAAAGATTTATATTATGATCAATATAATACTTTAAAAGAATTTGATAAAGCTTTAAAATTATTAGAAAATTTAAACTATATTATATATAAAGATAATACAGTTGTTTTACGTTCTGAAAGTGAAAAGCTTTTTAGTAAAGATAAAATAGATTTTGTTGAATTAACTAAAAAAATAAGAGAGTTATTTCCGAAAAATAAGAAAGGAGATGAACAAGGAGTATTAAATAAGTTAAAACAATTTTATAAAAATAATAAAAAATTTAGAAATGAAGACTTAATATTAAGAGCTACAAAGCATTATATAGAACATACAGATAATTTATATATAAAACAAGCACATTACTTCATATATAAAGATGGTATAAGTACATTAGCATCTATATGTGATTATTTACTAAACTTAGAAGAAAATCCAACAAATGAGATAACATTATGAATTTAATAGAAACCATAAAATTAAATAGAAATAAAAGATTAAATGGCGAGATAATAACTATTCCGTGGCCATTTAATAAATTAAATAATGTGATAGCAGGTATTCAAACAGGTAGATATTATTTAGTAAGTGGAGGTCCAAAATCAGGTAAAACTCAAATAGCAGATAGTTTATTTACTTATAATGTAATAGATTGGTATTTAGCAAATAAAAGTAAAACAAATATAAAACCAAAAATATTTTATTTTACTTTAGAGCTAACATCAGAATATAAACAATTAATGCTTATATCTAGAAAATTATTTAAAGATTATAAGAAAATAGTAAATCCAGAAAAATTGATGTCATCATATAAAGATTTTATTATTGATGAAGAAACGACTTATCAAATAGAAAACATCTATAACACATATGTGACAGAAGTATTAAAATTTACTGAATTCATAGAAGATGCTAAAACACCAAAATCAATATATAAGATTATAATGAATTATATTGAAAATAGTGGTAAGATATATAAAAAATCAATAACCACTAAAACTGGTGAAGAAATAGAAATATTTGATAGATATGAACCAATGGACGAAAATGAATTTGTATTTGTCATAGTAGATCATATAGGATTAATTGCTCCAGAAAAAGGAGAAACTTTATATCAAGCTATTGCAGATTTAAGTAGTATGTTATCAAGATTAAGAAATCATTATAAGATAATACCCGTTATAGTGCAACAACAGGCTTTAGAAATAGAAAGGCAACAATTTACTTATAAAGGAGAATCTATCATTGATAAGTTGAAACCATCTGCAGCTGGATTAGCTGATAATAAATGTACATCCAGAGATTGTGATATATTGTTTGGTATATTTTCGCCAGATAAATTTGATATAGAAGTTTATAAAAAATACGAAATTTATAAACTCAAAGATTGTTTTAAAGAACTATCCATAAGTATAAATAGACATGGTAAGTCAAATTTATCACTACCACTATTTTTCATTGGCGATTCAAATAATTTTGAAGAATTACCTCCAGCAGATTCTTTAGATATCATAAAAGTTTATAAATTTGCAAAAGATATAGAGAACTTACAATTAAATATCAAAAGTATAACTAATTAAAACTGAAACACATGCAAGTAGAAATCAAAGAAATCATGGGATTTGGAGCTGTATTAAATAATTTAAGTTTAGCTCAAAGGAAGAATCCAAGAAGTGCAGTAATAACGAAGTTACCACAACCAGAAGAAGTAAGAAGAAATGTTTTAAACTACTCAACTTCGGTAGCAGTTAATCGAAAAGATTTAGATGTTTTGAGAGAAATGGTATTAAGACAAGGTTCTAACATTAGACCTTTAAAAGGTATAATAGTTATATTAAGAATTAAAGCTACCATTAAATTTTGGAGCAAGTTATTAGAAGATAAAAGAATTCAATCATTATATTCAAATAGTTCTATTGGAATATTAAAAAGAATAGGAGTAACAAAAGAAGATTTTGATGAAAATATAAGTGATAAAAAGTTAGAAGAAATAAATAAAATCTTAAAAGAAGATAGAGAAATTGCTTTTTCAGAAGATTATTTTAAAGATTATTTGCAAACTAAAGATATAATAGTAAGTTATCTTACATTAAGAGAATTATATTTAAAGAAAGATGATACATTTAAATTATTTTTTGAAGAATTAAAGCATATATTGCCTTATTCTGATTTAATATTTCTTGAACCAAAAGAACAATAATAATATGGGAATGACCGTTGGTGTATTAGGAGAAAGTGGTAGTGGAAAAACCACTTCGATAGTAACTAATAAAGATGGTACAATATCTTTAGATCCACAAACATTAGAATGGGATATGAAGACATATAGTGGACTAAATCAGAAATCCACTGTTTTAATAAATTCAGATAAAAAACCTTTACCATTTGCAGATATATTTCCAAGTAATAATGTTATAAAAACATCTGATATTGATGATATAAACGTAATATTAAAAAGAGCTTCAGAAAGTACAACAATAAAAAGTGTTGTAATAGATACTATAAATGGTGTCATGTTAGATAGAGAAATGTTAGAAGCTCAAAAATTGACATATGATAAATGGTATGATTTTGCACGAGATATTTATGCTTTAATAGTTAATATAAGTAGTTTAAAACCAGACTTAATAGTATATTTGATGGGCCATATTAGTTTATATACCAATGTAGACGGTAATGAATCAAGAGCTCTAGTTACAAATGGTAAAAAGTTAGAAAAAATAAAATTGGAATCTAAAATGTCAATAGTGTTATTTACACATGTTGATTTTGTTAATGGAAAAGCTTCTTACAGTTTTGAAACTAGTTCAAATAGAAGTACTGCACATACTCCTTACGGGATGTTTAATGATTTTTTAATACCCAATTCATTATCATTAGTTGATGAGCGTATTAGAACTTATTATAAATTACAAAATTAAGTAAAAATGGAACAACAATTTCCTATGATATATTTATATACAAGAAATATAGCTGGTAAAGTAACTAAGCATATTAAGCTTAATAAAGAAGCTTTATCAGCTTTAAAAGATAAGCATACTAGTATAAATAAAACTATTATTACAATAGGTACTTATGAAGATAATATATATTTTGTAAATGTTACAGATATAGATAGAAAAACAATAAAAATTCCAATAAATTTAAATAAAAATGGTATAATAAATAATGGACATTTGTTTGATTATTTATATAAAAGATTTGTAGATATAGCAAATGAATACGGTAATATAGTGTTATTTGGAATTCCATGCGTTATTGATGGTATTAAATGTTTAAAATTAATAAGTAAATTGATAGAAGAAAATTATTTTTATGTAGAAGAACAATTAATCAATAACACAATTAGTGATTAATAAATAAATAAACAAACAAACAAATAAATAAATAAATTATGGAAAGAATAGATTATAATTTTGATGAGAACTATAATGAAAATACATTTGTAAATATTGAACCAGGTATAATAGAAAACATGTACCTAAGTGATGTTAAAGTAAGTGAAGAAGATAATAATAGTTATATAGAATATACGTTTTCAGATATAAAAGATACATTTAAAGTAAATCGACGTTATTATGAGCCAAAAATAGGAGGTTTTATAAAAAATGAAGATGATCTATATAAAGATAGCGTAAAGAAGAAAAATATAATAGCTAATATTTCCAGGAATATTATAGGAGAATCTTATAGTATAACTGGTGTAAAAACATACAAAGATTTAATTAGAGTTGCAGCCACAGATTTAAAAAAAGTTATTCCAAATAAAGTTTTAGTTCGGGTTGTAGTTGTATTAAATAATGATAATTTTGCAACATTAAGATCATTTGTACCAGTTATAGAGAATATGAATGTTAATCCTTCAAAATTAAAATTAAATAGATATGATAAATTAGTTTCAAGTGATAATAAATCTTCTGGATTAAAAGAAAGTTTAGAAAATAGTTGGGATTAATGATAAATTATGAAATAAAGCTTCCTTTAACAAAAGAAACTATATTATCATTTATTACAGAATATGATATATTTAAATATTATATACCGTCAATGAAGGATATAAATGTCTCTTTTAAATCAGAATTAAGAGAAGATAATCATCCTTCATGCAGGGTATTTTATACTAATAACAATAAATTAAAGTACAAAGATTTTGGAATTGAAGGTACGTTAAATTGTTTTCAATATGTAATGATGAAATATAATATTTCTTATAAAGAAGCTTTAAAAAAAATAATACAAGATTTTAATTTAGATTTAATAGATTCAGATATTGCATATTTTACATTACAATTAAGTAAAAAACTAGTTAAAGTAAATTGGAAAACTAATAAAGAACTAACAAAAATATTAGTTAAGAAAGTAAAATTTAGAAAAAAAGATATAGAATATTGGAATCAATATAATATAACACAAGACTGGTTAGAGAAAGCACATATATCACCAATAACTGCATTTTATATTAAAACTAAAACTTCAGAACGTTATATAGGAAGTTCTTATCTTTCTTATTGTTATGATTTTGGTAAAATAGATAATACGAAAATAAGAAAAATTTATCAACCGTTTAATAATAAAGTAAAATTTATAGGTAATGTTACTAAAGACATAATACAAGGATATCATTTATTACCTAGAAATGGTGATTTATTGATAATAACATCTTCTTTAAAAGATGTAGGAACTTTATTTTGTAATACTAATACTTTTGCAATAGCCCCAAATTCTGAAGTTTCATTTATACAGCCATTAGAATTGTATAAATTAAAAGATAGATTTAGAAATATTGTTATATGGTATGATAATGATAAATGTGGAATATTAAATGCAAAAAAGTTTTCAGACATATATAAATTAGATTACATTTATATTCCAGAAAAATTTAAAGATAAAGATCCATCAGATTTTGTATTAAAGTATGGGACAAAGGAGTTAAATCTTCTTTTAAATTATTTATTAGAAACTAAAAATATAAAACATGACTAGAAAGATTTATTACAAAAGACCAGATAGAGTAGGTCTTGATTTTATTAGTAGTGATGCTACTACATTTGGAGAATTAAAAAAAGAATTTTCTCAACAGCTAAAGCTAAATTTAGATGATATGATTGTAATTGTGCGTGAAGGATTTATAACATTATCTCTTAATGAAGCTATATTACCAAATACAGAGTTTACTTTACTTCTTTATAAAAGTAAACAAAAAGGAGGAATTGATTATAGTAAATTAAGTTATAAAGAACTTCAAAATTTAGCTAAAAGTTATAAAATTCCAGCTAATTTATCAAAAATAGATTTAATATTTGCACTTAATAAGGTAAGAAGATCAGAAGAAAAGAATAAAAAAGAAAATCTTGTTGGAGTAGTAAACTTATTATTTATAAATAATAGATTAATGGATTTAAAAAATGAGTTAAATATTATAATAAAGGAAATCGAGAAATTAACAGATCGTATAAATAATATCACTTTAATTTCCGATTATGAATATCATGAAAAATTAATTAATAAGATAAATAAAGATTATGAAGATATAAATAAAGAATTAAAGTAAAGTATTAACCATAAATAAGTCAGATCTATCTATAACTTAATCTTATTTATAGATCTGACTTATTTATTAATCTAAATTGTATGAAATTTAATATTAAATTAGTTAATGAAGATAATACTTCTGAAATAAAATATATAGAAATAAGAGATAATAATGGATTATTTATACAAACTTTTGTACCAGCTATGTATTCCGATTCAGTCACAGGCTGTGCATGTATAAATCAAGATGGTAATCAATATTTATTAACTAGAGGTTTAAAAATCCCGATAAATAAATATAAAAATTTAGATGGTATATTAGTATGCAATGAAACAAATAATATTTATAAATCGATACATGTATTAGACACTGTGTATGAAGCACTTATTGATATGTTTGGAGAAGATACAGTATCTTATAAGAATAAAGTTATTAATGAATATGAAGATTTATCGGATGAGTTTATAACTACTTTCTTTGAACGTACTTATAGTTTAATAACAGTAAAATTAGGAACTTTAATAAGTCATAAATCTGAAAATGAATTTGAAGTATTTAGAGATTTATATTTAGTATTCGGTTTATTAGATGCTGTATTAAAAATAAACTTAATAAATGCTAAACCTACTTCACATCAATTTGTAAATGGAAAAACATTACCAGTATATTGTTTAAATTATGAATTCGTATCTAAGATATGTTTAGGTGATTCTTTTGTAAATAGTAATTTAATTACAGCAAATTATATGATCTCTGATTATATCAATTGTGGAAAACAATTTGATGAAAAATTGTTTAAAGATGTAATAATAGATCTTGTTAATAATTTAAAAATATTATTAGGAAATATTTCTGACGAAGGTTATAGACGTTATACGTATAATTTTAACAATTACTTTGATATAACAAATGAAGAATTAATTAATTTATTTATAATTGATCCAAATAAATGTAAGATAATCATTCCAGAAGAAAAAGATGCATTTGAATATTTACAAAAAAAAAGTTTTATTTATGATATAAAAAATAGTTTATTTAATAAAGAATTTATTAAAACTTTAAGTAAATATTTAAGTAATCCTGTATATTTCTTCGAAACCGAAAATTCTATATATAATGTTATACAATATAATAGTGTAAAAAATATGATAAAACGTGAAATGAAGCGTCTGATTAATATATATAATACCAAAATATCTATAGAAGGTATTTGTTCAAAATTTAAAGATTATAATGATATAGAACAAGATTTATATAACACAAATATCGTCTTAGATACATTTAAAAATAATCTTATTAAATTACAAATAATTGATAAAGGATTTGACGATGATTTAACTGTAAAATGTATAAAAAATGAAAAAGAATATATTGTTTATAAATAAAGAAGTATTCAACAAGATAAATTTATATCATAGTATTGTTGGAAGTATAGAATGGAGTGGTTCTATATTAATAAAACCAGAAATATCTGATAATGTTATAACTTATAATGTTATCGATATAATAATAGAATGTATAGGAGTATCAAGTAGTTTTGAAACTAATCCTACAGAATTTAAAAATTTTGCAAATAATCCTGAATTCGATAAATGTATGATAGGATTAGTGCATTCTCATCATTCTATGGGAGCTTTTGTATCTTCAGTTGATGAAGAAGAACTTAAAGAATCTCCATTTTATCCTTACATAAGTTTAGTTGTAGCTTTTAATCAAAGATTTGTAGCTAAAGAAGCTTATAAATTAGAAGAAACTTACAGAACTTATACATTATTTAATGGAAAATCTATAAAGATTAAAGAAGAAAATAAAGTAATAACTTTTGATTTAATAGTAAAAATAGAAGGTTATGATGAAGTTTTAGAAGAAGTTAATGTAATAAAGTCAAAAAAACCAGATTACTTTAATAATTTTAATAAAATTCCTAATGTAAATTCATCGAATTATGGAATAAAAAATCAAATAGAAAATTATAAAACATATAATGAATTAAAATTAAATGATAACGATATTTCATTTATAATAAAACAGCTTGGTATAAAAACTACTAATAAAAATAAAGATGTGAGAAAAGAAGTAATAGATACTTTAATAAAATACTATGAAAATAATCAAAATAAAATTTTAAAAAGATTTTTAGCTTATTTGAATTCATTAAATAAAGAAGATATTTTCTTTAGTTATCTTAAACAAAGTAAATATTGTACACCATATATTTTAGATATATTAGATATGATAAGAAAGGATTATTTTTATTATAGCGAATATGATGAATACGACGAATTTTAAAATAAATAAAATCTATGGATGAAAAAAGATTACGTTTTCTTGATGCCGAATGGGCTCAAGATATAACATTTCAAGATGTTATACTAGGAGGTATAGGAGGCATTGGATCATGGTTGGCTTTATTATTATCTAGAGTTAATGTAAGAAGTTTATTAATATTTGAAGATGACATAGTTAATTTTCATAATATTGGTGGACAATTATATGGTATAGATGATGTCGGAAAGAGTAAATATGATAGTTTAATTAAAACTATATTAAACTTTTCAGCACCAGTAGAAACAAGTATATTTCCTGGTAGAAGATTAGAAAAATATATGCTTAAAGATGCTAGTAATACATTAAAAGTTTTAAATCCTTCTATTGTATTTTCAGCTTTTGATAACATGTCAGCTAGAGAAATGTTATTTAATCTTTGGTTGGATATACCTAATGAAGATTCTGTATTTATAGATGGAAGAATGGGTGCAGAAAGTTTTCAAGTATTTACTGTAAAAAAAGATAAAGATATTATAGAAAGATATAAAGCTTCTTTATTTAGTGATGAAGAAGTACCAGAAGATATATGTACTTTAAGAGCTACTACTCATAATGGAATGACATGCGCTTCTGTTATGCTAAGTAGTGCTCTTAATTTTATTACTAATTTAAGATATTCAAATTCAAGACCTTATGATTTTGAATTACTTGTATCTCTAAATCAATTATTTATTACAAGGTTATGAATTTTCATGTAGAAGATGTATATATAAAAGATAATTATTTTTATAAATATAGCAATTATTCAAAAGAGCTACAACTATATAACATATATCATGCTGCTGACGAATTTCCAACAACATATTCTAAAAACAACTCGTTTAATAGAAAATGCTTAAGAATGAAAGATTTTACATATGTTTTTTCTAATTCAGTATATAGATATATAATATCAAAAAATTATATACTTATTGTAAGCTCTAATTATTATATTAAAAATGAATATGAATTTTTTATAATGGCTAAAAATAAAAACAAAGATAAAAATGTTCTTTTATATGCTAATGGTTATGGTAACTTTGAAAATATAAAAAATGAAAAATTCGATTCATATAGATATGACTTTATAAAAGGATTAATAAAAGTATTATTATATAGTTCTGATTATAAAATACTATTAAAAGAAGATTCAGTTCAAAAATACGATACATTTGGTTTAATAAAACCAATGGACATGAAATTTAAAATTATATATTTATTACGTCGAGAATTAAAAACTGATGGTTATATAGATAACGATACTTATATATTAACTAGTGATATAATTAAAGATATTACCAAAAAAGATCTTTTTTCAGCATTTATAAAAACAAAATTATTAAAAGCAGTACGAAAGGCAAACAAAGATGGAAAAAAACATATATTTTGAGGTAGATGCTATAAATAGCAGCTTATTAAAAAAAGTTAAAAATCCTAAAAATCTTTTAGAAGAAGTTCAAGAAACTGATGAAATGATTATTGGATCTGCCGTAGATTGTATATTAACTAGAAATGGTGATTTTGATAAAGAGTTTATGTATTCTGGAGATTACAGAATAAGCTTAGCAGTAAAAAATATAATTGATAAAGTATTTGAGTTATCTAAAAATAAGACAACTTTAGAAGAAGAAGCTGATTTATTGTTAAGAATAGGACGTGAATCAGAATATCAAAATAACTGGAAAGACGATACTTTAGTTAAAAATCTGATAAATAATGGAAACGCTTATTATAATGATCTTATCAAGGCCAATGGTAAAAAAATAATAACTTTAGATATGTCAATGTCCATAGATATTTCTTTAGAATTAATTATGAATAGTGATATAGATGAAGTTATTACTTTATTAAATTCTGATAAAGTAATGAAGCAACTTCCAGTATTTTGGTCTATAGAAAATAAACAATGTAAGTCATTATTGGATTTTGTATATAAAGATGATGAAGCTAAAAAGATAAAAATATATGATTTAAAAGTAACTTCACGTCCAGCATTAAGCTTTGATAAAACCTATCTTAAGGATGATCATGCTATACAAGCTTCTTTTTATGTAGATGCCTTAAAATACTGGTATAAAGACTATGATATTAGTTTTGCCTTTGTAGTAGTTAGTTATACAGAAGATATGGTAATACTATTTGATGTTAGTGATAAAGCTTTAGATATAGGAAGATATGGTAAAGACTTTACTACACATAGATATATGGGTTATTTAGAAAGAATAGAAGCTTTAGATTATATAAATATACAAGGCGATTATATCTATCCTTATTATGTAGTAAAAAAGAACAAAAAATTATTAATAGATGATAACACAGCAAACAATAAAGACTCAGATAACTAGATATAATATTTCATTTTGTAACAGATTCTTTGTTGTAAAAGCTAATAAACCTGTATTTACTTTTAAAAATGATGAGGTTACATGTATGGATCAAGAATTTATATTAGGATTTCCGAAAGAACTTAAAGTAAATTCTTATGTTCATTTTAATATTAATAATTTTGATACCGTTTATCATATAAGAGATATTAAAGAAGATATAGAAAATATGCAATATACTTTTATAGAAGAAACTAAAAATATAACTACAAAATTTATTGTTCCATTGATATTAAATAATATAGAAGAAGAACTCTTCCTAGTAAATGCATATTTATCTACTACTGATTATATACTTGTGTTAAAATATAAATTTTTTAATCTTCCAGAATTTAATAAAATAGAAGATAAATTAATAGAATTTCCTTTAACCTTATCTATTATTCCAGAACATAATGCATGTACTAATATTATAGTACTTGTTAAGATACCAAATGGATTAAAAGGAACTATAGAATTAATAAAACAAGGGAAATACTCTAAGATAAGTAATATTTACAAAAATAAGATATTAGATTATTATGGTGTTGGGATAAATAGTGATATATATGATGTGTTATATAAAACTGATAATTATAGAAAAAGTTTATCTAAGATATTAGATTATGACATAAATAAAGATTCAGAATTATATGATATAATGACATTAGAAAATGAAACTGTACATTTAGATAAAATATTAAGTACTATATTTACAGTACAAGATATAATCAAGTTTTTTATGTTATGAAACAATTATTCAGTGAGGATTGGTTTAATATTTTAAAACCAATCCTCAAAACTAAGTATTTTGATGATATAGGTAAATTTTTAAAAACAGAACGTCAAACTAAAATAATATATCCAGAAACAAATGAAGATATATTTAAAGCTTTTAGGTTAACGACGTTTGATAATACTAGAATAATAATAGTAGGACAAGATCCATATCATGATGGTAGTGCAACAGGATTAGCTTTTGCAAATTATACATTAAAATCTCCATCTTTAAAAAACATATTAGATGAAGTATATGATAATTGTGGTGTTTATACTAATCCTAATTTAGAAAATTGGGCTCGTCAAGGTGTACTATTATTAAACATGGCTTTAACAGTAGAAAGAAATAAACCATTATCACATATTAACATGTGGTATAAATTCACTGATTATGTATTTAAATGTTTAAATGATAATAAAACAGCCTTAATATTTATGTTATGGGGTAATAAAGCAGGTTCTATAATTGATAAAATAGATAGTAATAAACATTATATACTAACTGCTGGGCATCCATCTCCATTAAATACTAAGATTCCATTTAGAGGCTGTAAACATTTTAGTAAAGCAAATGCTATATTAAAATCAATAAACAATGATGAAATAGATTGGTCATGAAACTATATAAATTTAACGATAATCTTCATTTATTTGAAGAATTTGATATAAAATTGAAAATAGTTTATGTTGCTATAATATTTATACTATTAGTATTAATAGTTTTTGGATTAGTAGATAGCAATAAAAAGATAACATACATAGATAAAGTTATAAGATTAGAAATAACTAATGAAAATTTCAGTAAGGAAAATCTTGAAAAAGAACTTATTAATTTAAACATCAAGTTTCCAGATATAGTATTAGCACAAGCAATATTAGAAACCAATAATTTTAAAAGTAGGATATTTCTAGAAAATAATAATTTATTTGGAATGAAACCAGCAAAACTTAGGCCAACAACAAGTAAAGGTGTTCTAAATGGATATGCATATTATAATAACTGGAAAGAGTCAGTATTAGATTATGCTTTATATCAAGCAGCTTATGCAAAATCTATAGACACAGAAGATAATTATTACATATTATTAACTACTTTTGCAGAAGATACATCTTATATTAAGAAACTAAAAAATATACAGTATGGAAACTAAAGATGTAGTGCTTGAGAGGATATCTAGTCATATAAATGATATTAATAAGTTTTCAAACTTAAGTGTTAAATTATTTATGTTTATTGATGATGAAGATACAACTAGATATTCATTAGGTGGTTATAGTGATCCTGTTATTATTTATGATATCTTAAGGTCTTTTTTAGAAGATAAAGAGTTAGCTAAAAAAGTTTTTGATAAAATGCACAACAATGTCTAAAGAGAATTATAGTAAAAGTTTAGAATATATCACAGATCAATTATCAGAATTACCTGATACAACGAAAGCTATTATATTTTATAGAGAATCTATTAAAGGATCTGATGCAATAGATTTTATGTTATTAGGCAATTTTGAATCTAAAGATGAGTTAGCTATTGAATTGATAAAACTAATTAATAAATCAATTTTAGATTATGCTGTAATAAATAGTGAAAACTTTGATCAATTTTTAGAAGTTTGTAAATTTATGATAAATAAGATATCTATAATGTGTAAACTATAAATAAATAAAAAAAAATGAATAAAAATATATTAAAACAGATTAAAAAAGAACCTGTGAAGGACATAATATTAGATAATAATGGTTTTAGTATAATTACAGAAAAACATAAAATTAATATTTATTATGATGATAATGAAGATTGTTCTGTTAAAATATCAAATAATGCTCCAAACATAAATTTTAGGAGCTTATGTATAAAAGATATACATCTTAGTATAGAATGTAGACCAAGTATAGAAAACAGATTAAATACAACTTTAGTTTTTATCATAACTATGGAAAGAATTACAAACATATGTATAAGTATAAAGATAGATTCACGTATGTTTTTCTCATTTAACCTTAAAACAGTGCTTTATAATATAAAACCTTATAATACAGAATTTTATAATTCAGGGTTTTACAATAATGATATTTTTTAATTATGGCTAAATATGGTAATATTAAATATAAAGGTTATGATTCAAAAAAAGAATTTGTAAGAAAAAAGGAATTAGAATTACTTGAAAAAATAGGTGAAATAAGTAATTTAAAAAAACAAATTACGTATGAGTTAATACCGATGCAGTATGAAATTATTAATAAAAAGAAAAGATGTATTGAACGTTCTGTAAAGTACATTGCTGATTTTCAGTATAATGATAAAAATGGTAATTTAGTCGTTGAAGATGTAAAAAGTCCTGCAACAAAAACACCAGAATATATTATTAAGAGAAAACTTATGTTATATATACATGGGATAAAGATTAAAGAAGTATGAATATTTAAAAATTAATTCAGATAAAAAAATTCAGAAATAAAAAAAAAATAACTAACTAAATATTAATAAAATGGAAGACTATTATATGGATGGTTTTAATGATGGTTATGGTTATTCACACAAAAATAAGGGACATGAACCTCCACAATCAAATTCTGACTGGGCATCTTATAAATCTGGTTTTCGTGAAGGTGTATATAGACGACATATATCTGAAATGCTTGATGAAGAAGGATATTAAAAATCATATAAATGAATACTAAATATTTAATTAAGTATCAATATGAAACAGAAAAAAGAAATAACACCACAAGAAATGATTGAGCTTATTAGAAAACTACCAGATGCAGATGAACATATTTTTAAACATAATAATAAATATTATGTCACAGATGAATGGCTTGTTGGTAGTTTTGCTGGAAGTTCGTTTAGTGGTAATACACTTGAAGAAGCTGCTGAAGAATTAATTAAATATTTACATAGACATATCGGACATAATTCTATTGTAGGAAATCATGTAACAAGAAGTGGATTTCCTGATCTGAAAAAGGTCAGAGGATATTGTGCACTATCTAAAAAATAGATAATTAACTTAAAATAAGATTAAGATGAAAAAAAACTATGATGTGCTTGAAAAAGAAATTAAAGATCTTAAAGATGAGATCAGAATAATGAAAAAAACGTTAGATAAATTAGATATGGCTCATATCCTACTAAGAGAAATAAATAATGATTTAAAAGATACAAATACTAAACTTTTAATCTTACCTGCAATAAAACAAAAATTTGAAGATTTAGTAATGGAACAATATCATATCTCAACTGATTTATTATATAGTAAGCTTAGAGTACATCCATTACCAGGACTAAGAGCTATATTCTCATTCATAACTACTGATATTATTGGAATAGATAAAACTACTATGGCTAAAACATTAAATGTAGATAGAACAACAATTAGTCATTATAATGAAATGGTTAGTTCAGCTATCGAAAACAAAAAACATGATAATTCTATATATTATATATATAATACTATAGGACTTGAATTAATTAAATTCATAAAAAAACAAAAATTATGAAAAAATTAATGTTTATAATTTTATTATTAATTTGTATACAACCAAATGCTAAATCTCAATTTTATTATGGTTATGACTTAAAAAGTATATATGATGGGTTAATACGAGATCCTTCTAATCTAAAGGTTGAAGCTTATCAAGATAGCGATACTACTATGAGTATTATAGCTAATACGAGTATTTTTACAAAAACATATTTATTTAATAAAGAAAATATATGTTTTGCTTATGTGCTAGCTGCACCTTTAAGTCTTAAGGATATAATATATAACGATTTAAACGAGTTATATATTAGAACTAAAGAAGATGAATGGGAGAATTCTGATATATATGTATTTACTATAACAACAGATGATACTTTATTTATATTTGAAGTTTGGAAAGAATCAAAATAATAAAATCAGGTTAAAAATAAAAATCCTCTTTATGAATTAGTACATAAAGAGGATTTTTTTTTAACCATAAGACGATTTTCAATATTTGTAGCTTTTATATGTACCAAATGGATCAGTTAATTGCATAAGCCAATTAAACATTGGAGTAGCTTTTAACATTTGATAATAAAATGGAGTTTTATCATTTTTCGGTTTATCTAATAATCCTAAAGCATATGCACTTTCTTTTCCTAAATCAGTAGTAATTTCTTTTATATCCTTCATATATGTAAATATAGAAGGACCTCTGGACATAAAAGAATATAAAGACCAAGGATTTAAAAAGAATCCTATTTCATTAAAACCTCTTAAAGATAATAAATAAAAAATACGATCAAATGAATTTTTAGAACTATCTTTTTTCTTATCATCATCTCCTTTCATAAGTATTATTCCTCCAAGTATCATTAAAGAATACATAAACATTATACGCATTTCACGTATAGCAGCATTTAAACGTGTTGCTCTTAATTCTAAAAATTGATTAAAATCTAGCTTACCTATATATTCTGGATTTTCTACTAAAAATCTATTATATATATTTTTTGAAATATGTTCACTTATTTTTAATATGTTAGAACCTTTTACAGTTACTAAAGGTAATGTAAACATTAACTTAGTGATATTTTTTAATGAGCTAGATAAACCCTCTCCAAATAATTCAGATAATAAAACATTAAATCTTCCCACAGTAAAATCTTGTAAATACGGATTATATTGTAATCCTCCAAATTTTTCTACAGCTAATCCTGGAATAAATGTTCTAAGATGTAACATTAAAGTTAATAAAAAATTATTTTGAAAATTCATTTTATCATATTCAGGTATACCTCCAGATATGCCGCTAAAAGTATTTTGTACTAACATAGATAATCTTGCTCTTTCATTACGTACATTTTTATTGTATTCTATATTTTCTTTAGAAGCTTCTTCTTTTTTATAATCCAATCCTTTTATACTTACAGATCCATCTTCTTCTAAATTCATTAAACTTAATAAAGATTCTTCCTTTTCATTAACTTTTTTTACTATTTTACCATTTTTAACTGTTAAATTATCTAATATAGCTGTAGCAACTACTATATTCATAGACATATCTCCGCTTTTCATAAGTATTAATGCATTTTCATCTGTCATTACTCTGGATAATAAATGAGCACTTTTTTTCTCAGCATCAGCTCTTTTAGTATCTCTTATAAACATACCCATATTTTTCATAATACTAATTAAAGTATCTGCATTCTTTGTAGAATATTCTAAATATCTTTTCCAATCGGCAGTAGTAGTATTTTTTAATATTGGATTATCTTTCACGGCAACTAAAAGATTAGTAGTTAAACCCATTAAATTACCAGCAGCTACTAAAGGATTTAATCCTAAAAATCTAATATTTAACCATCTTAATAAATTAGGAATTATTTTGGCCAATTTTATAGCTTTTTTACTTCCTGTTTTACTAAATATTAGTTTATTTTTTGCTATTTCACTATAAGGAGATTTTCCGTAAAAAAAATTATTTATAAAACTATCTAGCAATACTATAGCTTCAGTTGGTATATCACCAGTTATTACTTTTTCATATTCCAATTCATCTGTTACAGGATTAACTTTACTAGTTATTTTATAAGTCCTACCATTTTCTTTTATATAATCTAATAAGCCTTTTGCTATAAACTCATATTTATTTAGAGATACATATTTATGTACAGCATATCCAAATAATAATAAAGATGTTGTTAAATCTCTTGATTGTTTTTCTACACCTTTTTTATTTCTTGCTTCTTCTATCAATAAAGAAAGATAATTTTCATAGTCTACTGTTCCTTTTTTAAATTTAGATTCTGCTGTATTTTCTAAAGCTTCAACTTCTGATTGCGTTAAATCTCCAACTAAAGGATTAACATATAATAAAGGTATGGTTGGTATAAGATTATTAGCATCATCTATATTACCTAATAATACATCTCCCTCACGTATATTCGATAATACATCTAATGTACTTTTAAAATCTAAAGCATTACCTATACCATTTTGAGCAGCTCTATCTATTATATCCTTAACAATCTTTGGTAAAAAGTTTTTTCTTATATCAACACCATACCTAGAAGACATCTCGGAATTAAACCTTATAATCATATTATAATAATCGTATAATTCAGAAATACGTTTTATTTTCGTAAATCTTTCATTTATATATTGTTTTTCTTCTGTGGTATAAGATACAAATTTATTATGTAATAAAGCATTATAAGCTACTCTCCAATCAGGATTAGATATATCATTTCTATAATTCCAACGTGCTAACTCAGCTTCTAATTTTTTTCTTAGATTAGCATTAGCTTTACTTCTAACGTTAATTTCGTTTTTTTGTTTTTCTTTTAATGTTTTAAATGTTTCTTGTAAAGCCTCATCTTCAAATACTAATATTCCATTTACTTTTTTTACATTAGCATATTTTAATAACTTATTAACATATTCTTGTGCAGCTACATAATCATCTTCATTTATAGCATTTACTAAACTTTTCTTTATACTATCTAAATTTTCAAAAAAAGATTTATTATATGGCGTTACTAAATTTCCAGTATTTTCATCAAATAACATATCAAACATATCTTGTAAAGATAATCCTAACCTTGCTGCAGCTTTTTTTAAATTTTCATGTTTAGTAGTTACGTTATGATAAAATTTAGCATATTCTTCATCAGTTTCTTGTTTTACTAAAGCCATAACATAAGAAAATTTCTTAAATACACTAGATGGAACAGAACTTAACTTAGAAAAATATTTTGTAAAAAATCCAATATTTTTCATATATGGAGTAACTTCTTCTCCTGGAATAGTTGTGTTTATAGCATCTATTATTTTGCTATTTATACTATTTAACATATCTCTTATATTAAGATTTATGTTACTTAATATTGGTTTTATTTTTTGTTTATCTTCTTCTGATAAAGATTTTATATTATTTAACTCAATATCTACGTAATCAGATAATATAACTAAAAAGCTTTTTATATCATCTAATGCAGAGGAATCCATATAATCTGGACTATTTTCATCTAAAGTTAATCTAAGTTCTACTTCTTGATATAAAGATTCAACTAAAGTATTAATAAGATAAATAGAATCTTTGCTTAATATATTATTTATAGCATCAGTTACTTGTTTTATTTTTTGTTTATAAGATTCTCTTAATATCTCGTTCGATCTTACTGAAGTAGTTGAAGCTTTTGTTCTCAGCTTATCTCGTAATGCTCTTAGTTTTTCTAAAGTTGCATTTATTGCAACATCTTCTGATTCTTCATGTGCAACAGATATTTCTCTTAAAGTTTCTTTTTTAGTAGATGCAAATGTGGCTATTTGATTTATAAATATATTATCTTTTGTTACAACAAAATTAACTCCAATAGGTATAATCTTTAATTCTGCAAACTTGGATACACCATAAGTATTTCTAATCATATTTTTATATCTTTCTACTTGTAAATCATATTCTTCTATTTTCATTTCAGATATACCTTCTTCAGTGAAATCATTTACATCTTTTATAAATCTTATACTTTTAAAATCATATATTGCAGCTACACCATTAGGATATATTATAAATAAATCTGGTGTACCAGCTTCATCTGTTACTGGATTATATAATGGAGTTTCTAAAAATATTTGAGCTTTACGATTTGTACCTATTAATCTTTGTATATTTGATTCAGTTAATTTTATTTTATCGTATATTCTATCTAACTCATCGAATAAAGGATTTAAAACTGTTTTAGATAATCCATCTAAATAAGGTATTAAATCAGAATAATAAAGATTTCCTTCAACATCTCTAGCCGTTTTTATGTAATTTAATAATTTTTGTAAATCAAATGATTCATTGTTAAATTTACTTCTTAAATAAAATAATGCAACAGTATGTAAATATGTTCCTACAATAGTACCTTTTGTTTTTTCTTGTTCGAAACCTTTAAATCTTTGTCTTAATATATTTCTTACTATTTGAGTTGTTCTAAATTTTATACGTCTTCCACTACTATCTAAATAACCATCAGCTAGTACTTTTATTTTAGTATTTTTTATTTTATCTATTATATTATTTATTCTAGTAACTTCTTCTTCTGGAAGTTCATAAAATGTAAGTCCTTTATAAGTTTTATCAATCTCGTTTAAATCTGTTAAATCATTATCTAATATCTTACTAGCAGCTTCTTTTAATGCATTTACTTCTTCATTTATATTATTGTGAGCTAAATTAATCTTAGATAATAAATCATTAACAAAATCTATTATTCTATATATTAACTTTTTAAAATAAGGTCTTTCTTTAGATGGTATCTTAATATTAGTTTCATCTGTATTTACTAATTGATCAGCAATAGCTTTTCCAATGGCTTCTTCTAATATTAATCTATCTTCTTTATATACATTTTTATATTTTTCTTGTACGTTTGTTAAATAAGGACTGTTTATAGTATATTTAGCTAAGGCTTTAAATAAGTCTCCATCTTTAGGTAACATAGCTACAAAAAAGTGTGCAGTTTCTTCAGCTAAAGCACGTATGTCTCCTTTGTTTTTATTTATCTGAATAGCTTTATTAAATAGATCGGCTTTGGCTATTGGACTTAATATATTACCGTTATTATCCATTATAGTAAGATTATCTGTATAATTTACAGTAACACCTGCACTTCTTAACCACGATAATAATTTATTTTCTATTTCATTATCTAAGATTTGTTTTTGTTTATTTATATCTTCAATCCTAATTTCTTTTTTTTCTAATAAATCATTAAAAGCTTTTTCATTAAACTCTTGTCTTGGTATTTGTTTTCTTAACTCATTGTTAACTAAAAACTCTATTTGTCTTAAATCATTTTCATTTGGAGTATAATATTCATCTAAGTTTAGTTTAAACTTGGATAAATCTTCTTCATCATATAAACCTCCTTTATAAATGTACTTACAATTCTTCATTTCTTTCTAGCATTTCTAAAATTCTTAGCAAAAGTCTTCTTCTTACGCATAGCTGGACTATCCGTAGATTTTGTAGTCAACATACTAAGAGGAATTTTTTCATCCATAGGTACTCCTAAAGCTTTATGTAAAGATCCTCTCTTACTTGGTTTGATATATATCTTACTTTTTCTTTTGCTTCTTGTTTTATTTGTTTTTGTTCTTGCCATTGTAATAAAATTTTATATTGTTATGCACATTCTAAATCTATATCATTCTTAATATTATCACTGCTTAAGTTTAATCTATTATTTATCAAATCATTAAAATCTTCAGATAATATAATATTTGAAGGTTTTTCATTTATAACTTCTGCAAACATATCTGCTATCTGATTTATATTAAATCCACTTGGATATGTAAAATCTGGCTGTTTAATTATATATTCTAAAAATATATCATAATCTTTATTATTATTAGCAAAATTAAATAAATCTTTTATATTTTTCTTAAATAAGTCTTCATCTTTATTTTTATTATTCATATAAAATATATTATTCACTAAACCTCTTAGATTTGATACACCATCTAAGTTAGATATTGTATCTGTTATATTCTCAGAACCATCGGATACTATAATTTGATTATATCCTAATCTGGTTATTACTTTATTGTATGTATTGTTAGCATAATTTATAGTAGCTTCATCATCATAAGATACTTCTCTACGATTTATATTTATAGAATTAGCCATATCTAATAACATTCTTCTATTTGGAGAATAAACTAAAGATAACATATATCTATTTTGCCTACTTCTATTATAAAATACAGTATCTTTATTTGTAAATTCTTTTGTACCTCTTTTATCATAAATTTTTATTATCGGACTATATATAGATTTTCTTGCTTCTTTAAATTGTCTTATAATATTTTCATCTGTACTTATTCTATTCGAACTTTGCGTAAAAAATAAACTTGAACTAGATTTTCTTAAAAATGGAAATATCTTGTTAGAATTTAATCCTATTGGATCTATAACATGTGCTGCAGATATTATATATTTAGCTATTTGCTCAGAATCTAGTTGATCTCCATAATAATTGTATACCCTATCTAACATTTCAGTATATACATTAGATGGTATTAATCTATAACCTCCACTTCTATGATATGTATAACCATATTGCATAACTATAGCAAATATTAAATCTTTACCTAAATTTTTAAATATCACTGGATTATTCAACATAACATTAATCTCATCTACAATTACATCTATCATTTCATTATCATTAATACCATCTATATTTATATTAAAATTATAAAAAGGAAACAAATTGTTTGGATTTATAACTTGCAAATAATCAAATATATACATTTTATCTAACATAGGTTTTAATAAAGCTTCATTTCCAGAAGCAGTTTTTGAATCTCTTATACGTTTAAAATCTAATATTTTATTAGCCAAGTTATCTTTAATAAATATTTTTCCAAATTCGTTATCAAAGCTATCTCCGTATTCTAATAAATAATAGCTTTGTAATATTAACGTCATAAACGCATTATTATAATCAGTTACAAATCTTTCAATATTATTTGGAGTATATCTTTCTTTTTTCAGCATCATATCTATTACATTTCCAAGTGTTTCAGATATTTTAGGATATCTATTTACAAGTATAACAGGATTAAATACATCTAACGCTGTTTTAGCTGCATTATAATATGGTCTTACAAAACCATGATCACTTTGTAATATATTTCTAAAATTAGAAATTACTTCTTTTTCCATTACATAATTAGTATTAGATATATTTAACATAGTTTGATTTGTAGTACTTCCTATACCTTGCGTATCATAAGTTATTGCAAGATGATTTTGTGTTAATTCTTGAGCTAATGATTCATATCTTATAAAATCAGTTAATATATTCATAATATCTTCATAAGACATAGATTCTGGATCAACCATCATATTATAAAGTTCTGTCTTACTATACTTACGTTTACTACCATTAGATAAATAACTTGTAAATGTTTTATTAAATTTATCTGTTATAGGATAACCAAATTTTCCAGCTACTAATTCAGCAATGGTTTTATTTTTATCTGATTCTTTTAATGGAAAAGAATATATAGGATCACCTTGGTTTTTATAAGCTAAAGAAGAAAATACATCTCTTTGCCTTATATATTCCCTAATAACTGGATTATTTATAAAATATTCTACTGTATATATATCTACTCCAGCTCTAAGTAAAAGTAATATTGTATTTATAGTATCTATCCCTGAATTTAATACACCAAGTATAGAATCGTTAGGATTATCTACACCACTTATAAGAAATTCTGCTATAGAATCTGATATATTCATTATATTTTCAACGTCTTTTAATTTTCCTAATAATGTATTACCGTCTTTATCAACATTATGATTTAGATTTATTCTTGTAGAAGTTTTAAACGATATTGAACCTATTTTATTTATTATATATGGAGTGGTTATTTTTAAATTATTCATTTGACTATGAATATAAAACGTAGATGAAATAGCTAATATACCAATAACATCTTTACCTGTAAAATTCTGTTCTGTTATAGCATGTTCATATAATATATCTAATAATCTATACCAGTCTCTAACACCAGTAATATCTTTTTCAAATAAAAAAGACAAATTTTTTCTAATGTTTTTTAATGTTTTATTATTTAAAGGATTAATCAAATACTTAAAATTTGCAGGATGTTCTAATATAGCATGAAATGTATCATACATCTCATTTTCTATTAAAGATAATTGAAATTCCTTTTTTGTCATAATACTAGAGATAAAATTAATAATATTAGTGTTTTCTTTATCTATATTTATTTCTTTATTTTTTAGTACTTGATCTTTAGTCCTTAATACTATGTTTTTTAATTGATCTATTAATTGTAACGTGGAATATTTGTTACGTAATATTTTATCTATATCTTTTTCTTTTTCAGATTCTTGTGTATTACCAGTCATTTTAATATTACCTTCTAACATTATATCTTTCAACTTATTATATAATTTTTCTTCATTAATATCTTCGTTTTCTTTTAAATAATCTATTAATGAAGGATTATTTTTTAGTAAAACAATTAAGCTTTCCGATATATTAATATCACTAAAATCCGAGTCTTTAGTAATAGTATTCCATAATTCTTTCGTAATGGATGAAGATTTTTGATTAGGTTTATTTACAAACCCTCTAAATCCTTCTATATCTTGTTTAGAACCCAATATATGAATTTGTTCAGTATCTCTTACAACAGATTCATGATAAGTTCTATCTTTTTCAAAATCTGTCTTATAACTCACATAATCATAATTATTATCTTTGAAAGGTTCATAAGTAACTTTAGAATGGTTAGGCATATCAGGAGATGTGTCTACT